GAAGTAAGATCTTTCAACTTAGAATGGAGTTCATCCTTTGTCGGTTTTGCAGTTGGAGACAGTTTATCGCGGGCAACGGACAGTCCAGCTTGACGTTTACTTGCAATGAATTTTTTCGCTGCAGCACTATCGTCAGTATCAAAAACACCAGGACCTAATCGTTTAGTCTGGTTGTATGCTTTCGCAGAATAGCTATGCAAAGTACTAGCACTGATCTCATCGATTTGTTCGTCCTCCGATTCTTTCGTCAGTTTACCAACAGCTTTATCTACACCCTTCAGTCGTTTCACTTGTTTCTCGGTTGCTTTTGCACTATGGTCATAATACTCATCAGATTTGTCGTCATGGTATTGTGCAGCGGAACAAGTTCCAGAGTCTTTTGCTAGTTCATCATGCATTCTAGCTGCATTATGCAAATGCATAGCGTTAGTAGCCAAACCTGTTGCAGTTTTAGATGTTTTCTTGATATAAGAACCAAGTGTCGATTTACTAAGTTCACCGATAGAAGTTACTTTACTCATCGCGGTTTTATTTCAAAGAACTCAGGTGTTTATCTAATGTCTTTGGGCCGGCATCAGAATTATCGCTTTTATCATGATCCCAAATACCGTGCTGATAACTGATAGCTATCTTACCGTGCTCTGGATGAGACCACACACTACCTAGACCATCAGGGCGTCCTGGGGCGTCCGGTTTTACTTGAGTAAAACCATGCTTCTTTAATACGCTAGAATAATTAAATTGCGATGTATTTTCTGAAATACTGTTCATCGCATCCATTGCCATATCAGACAACCGGTCAAAGATGACTTCTTTATCAGCGGTACCATCCAGAATGGCTTTTACATAGCTTTCGTTCGACATAATTTTCCTCATTGTTGTGTTGGTGCTTCTTCCGGCGGATTCAGCTTAACTTCTTCAGCTATTTCTTTTTGCATTTTTTCTAGTTCTTCTTCCGACATTTTCAGAATAGTCCTAGATATATATCGTTGGCTAAAGTATTTACCGGAATATTGTTCAGCCAATGCAACTGTCTGTAGCCTGTCCCGAAGCATCTCGGCTTCTTTTATCTCTGACCAAAAATTATCCTTCGAGAATTTGATATTTATCGTGTTCTTTAGATAAGACCAATCTTCCTCAGTGGTAATTCCTTTAAGAAGCAATTGTTTCTTAAGCAGATCATAAAATAATGTGCTAAATTTTAATCGCAGTTTCGCAATGAATTTCGCGAATTTAATTTCATCCCGAGATATCTCATTACCGCGGCCAAGATTAAATGTGCCTTGACCTTGTTGTAGCCTGGACAAAGGTATATTAAGTGACCGGTACAAACCTTGTTGGTAGTACTCTACATCCTCAATTTGACCCAATCCTTGGCCAGCTGGCAACGTAGTGATCTCTGTGCCTTTGCCACCCGTTGTACGTGGTAACCAAAAGTCTTCCAACATTGACAGGTGTTTCTTGTCGTTCTTAACTGTGCCAGTGTTGATATCATATACTTCTTTGTTTTTGTAACGAGACATTACGTCTTTGATATGTTGTTCAGCTTTAGCACGTTGCATACCAGAAGTATCGATATAAAATACTCTACGCTCAGGCGCACGAGTCATCCTATAGATAACAGTGCTATCCTCCATCATTCTTAATTGATTCAATGGTCTGATTGCTTTATGCAAATGAGATATCTGCATATTTGAATTTCGATCAGTTATACCAGATGAAGCATAAGCAATTGCATCATTCGTGATCTTCAGACCAGTTGCATTACTATTAGATGCAGATTCCGTGTATATAAAGAATTCTTCCTGACCGGTAACGATAGTTGCGCCAGTTTTAGAATCACGGTCTTTTTTGACTTGTACAACCTTCTTCAATTTAGCAAGGTCAATTGCACGTAGTTGTTGAATACCGTTTTTTGGTGAATTCTGATCAATTACTATATGATACGCTTTCCCGCCATCAACGTACCATTCACGGAAAATGTCCTGTCCCAAGAAATTGAAATTCAACAACCTAAGAATTTCATCAAATTCGGTGGTGATTTGTTTCTTTGTAGAATCTGTTAATCTTTTGCTATCATCTTCAAAGAAGTCAATTGATACAGGTTTCTCACCTTCAGCCGGGACAACGGCTTCATCTACGATCTCTGATATGGCAAGATCCAATTCTGGAGTCAATGATATTTCACGATATTTACGAATAAGATCCGCCGTGTTCTTAATCGCACTCGGGTCAATATCAAGATAGAAAGCATTATAGGCAGCACCACTACTAGTGATGCCACCGTCTTCGCTAGTTTCAGGTACGAACGACTTCAACTTCTCGGAGTTCGTATCTTGCTTACGCTTGATCGAGAAACCGAAAACGTTCAAGCCATTCGTTTCATCGTAAATTGCCATTAGTTATACCAGTGTAATTGATTTACACTATTTATTGGTCAGTTGTTGCGGCATTAAACTCCGTAGATTCTGTAGTCCAATAATCAACCGACAAGCTAACGTTGAATTCCTCTACAGAATTGCTATCACCAAAATTCAATGAAATATCCCCAATAGATTCTGGATATACACCATGGAATTTATAAGTCTTAACTTTTTTATCATTACGATCCATTTGGTAAACTAATGCATCAACCTGATACGCAGTTGGAGCAAGAACACCATTGGTTTGCTTGTGATTGAGAATTGCAGTAGACCATTCTTCAAACGCATTGCGTAAAGTCATCTTATTGTCATTGAGAACACTAATGTTCCAGCTTTGGAACTGGCGTTCACCTGCAACCTTGGCAATACGACCACGGAAAGGAATCTCAATCGTAGAGATAGTGGATGAAGGCAAACTGGCTGCCTTGATCATAAAAGGCTGCTGAATAACAGCCAAACCAGCCGAAGGAATCGCGATACCAACAGGGAAGTTAATTTGTACCCTGAATTGTGATGGCCTAGCACCACCACCCACGAAATTAGCGCGAAAGTCATCAATACGTGCCATGTTTTATTTTCTTTCTAATAGTTAATGAATGGTGTAATGTACATTACACCATTCATATTTTCAATTTAAATTCCAGCTGCAGTTTCAAACGAGACATCAGCACCGACTGATGTAAATGTCAGACGAATGAAATTCGAACTGTAAGTAGGTTTGATAAGAATGGTACCGCGGAATTCATTTGCAGCAACGACTGCAGGTGGGTTATTAGTTTCGTCACAAATAACACGGAATTCTTCGATACCACGGCGGCCTTTTACATCACGCAGCAATGGTTCGACTTGAGATTTCCACAATGAACGCGTAATAGAATCATTCTGATCAAACAGACGATACCGTGCACTGCGACTAATTGCTTTCTCTAACCCAATGAACATGCGGCGGACGTTAATGCGATCAAATGGCGACGCATCAATCGTTGCAGTTTTATCACCAAAAAGAACTGTACCGTCACCGGTAAACGTCACAACAGGGTTAATACCCAATGGATACAAGACATCGCGTTCAGCTTGGTTGGGATTCCATGACAATTTAACTACACCCTTGATCTGGCCTTTAGTTAAACCGGCTGGGCTGAACCATTCATCGTGAGTTGAATCGACCTTAGCGCAAAGACCGGCGATGTCCGAGTTCAATGCAATCCAACGATACACATCATTGTATTTGTCATACTGATATTTGTAACCGGTATCAATTACAGTGTATGTGCTATTACCGATCGCAGTCTTAAACGAAGTTGCTTTGTTCAAACGATCCGTTGAATTTCCACCGATGATAATAGAACCATCAGTATCGCAAATAGATACAAATGCGACACAGTCACGGCGGCGACCTGCGATATCGCTAACAGTTTTAGCAATTACAGGGTCAGCGTTTCCAGAGATAAGCAAACTTACATCAATTTCATTATTGTCAAACAACGACCAACCATTAACGATTTCATTGGTCATATTCTCTGCGGCTGAAGTAGACGTAATTACACCAGACGCAGTTATACGGAAGCCGTCATTACCGCCAGTAAGAATTCGGCAATATGCATAGATATCAGATGCAACAAGACTGGCGTCACCAGGAATAGGAAGGATCTGATAATCACCAACTCCGGTCGTACCCCAAGGCAAACCCGATGCGAGACCTGCCAAGTCAATATGAGTGAATGCATAAATGTAAGACGAGCGATCACGAATTACACTGATGTAATAGTTATTCAAGCCTTGATAATCAACAGCGGTTGGATTCTTCGACAAATTGACAAAACGTTCCAACACGGTACCAGGAACACCAGATACTTTACCAAGCGTATCAATTACAACAATGTGCAATCTATCGGATACAGTGATATCTGGCAACGATCCATATTTAGCAGCAAGGCCTGGTACAGCAGCTCGCGCTGAAATTGGAGGGATCGCAGTGAGGTCGGCCGCTCGTGCTGAAATACCAGAATTCCACAACCCGATATTACCTTTATCAACGATAGCCAACATAATGCCGTTACCCATTGTGCCTGGATAACGATATGAAAACAATTTACCATTAGGCCATTGATTGTAAGAATCAATGTTATTCAAGAAGCCGTTACCATATTCATCTGCATTAAGAATACTTACAGCCGATGCGTCATATGCGCCAGTATTGTAATTGGTACCAACATCGTATGGGAGGTCTGCAGATGAGCAAGATGCGTTAGATGCAGCCGTCTGGCCAGAAGTACCCAACACCTCATCGTTAGCGATCGCCTGTGATACGGCACGAACGACGTAAAGAGATTTTGCATAAGACAAGAAGTTCGCTGCAGCCAGGAAGCTACTTGCGTTCTTTTGAGACGGCTTGCCGAAAACTTCAAGCAGAGTGTTCTCGTTGTTAATGAGGATGGGCTGCATTGCAGGCCCAGATGAGAACTCACCGACGAAAGCACCAGTCGAAGAAGACGCCGCCTGAACGGCCCCAAAAGTTTGTTTTTCGATTACCTGTACGCCAGGCGACAATTGATTCACTGACATGTTTAACTCCAGTTATGTAACACGAATTCGTTTAGAACTTTATTATTTAACTTTAGCCAAGTCTTGCATTCATGAACCATACTAGAAGCTTCTAGAATCGTCCAGATTGCTCTAGAATACCGCCGTACGATAGAATTCCAATCCAAGACCGCGGAAGTGATTCTAGAACGTACTGTACTGGCGTAAGATTGAGCGAACTGTCTGGAACTATCGGGTTTAACATGTTTGGACCATCATAGAACACTCTAGAATCGTCCAGATGACTCTAGAATACCATAGGATGATAGAATTCCAATACAAGACCGCGGAAGTGATTCTAGAGGCTTTAAACACTCTAGCAAGAATTTTTAACTTTTTTCACAAAATAGCGAAAAAAGATTTTACAAACCAGTTTTGATGGTTTAAATTATCGTTATAATGAATTTGAAAATTTTTAAAAATTGAATTTGAAAATTGCTGATTGCTGATGACTGAGTTGATGACTGAGTCAGCAGAGCAAGCTCTACTGCCTAGAGAAGACTTAGAAAATTTTCTAGTAGTACTACTATTAGATTGCATGAGCGTAGCTCATGTGGTGCGTAGCACCAGAGATAGAGTTAAGACTAGAGTACTTATAGAGTTCTA